AGAAGCCGCGCAGTCTACAGATCAGTGTGCAAAATCCATTGATGAATTTGGTAAAGAGATAAAAGACGCAGAGAAGGTCACAATGGATTTTTCGACGATCCTTCAGACAAATCTGGCAAATACCTTGATAAATCTTGGTAAGGATGCCGTTGTCAATGCGGCCAAATCAGTAACGAGCCTTGAAACTGCACAGAGGCAGCTACAGGCAAGCACCGGTGCCACTGCAGGGGAGATGCAGCAGTACAAGTCTGTCATGGAGGACCTGCACAATAACAACTATGGTGATGATATCAATGATGTCGCGCAGTCAATGGCACTGGTCAAGCAGTATACCGGGGAGCTGGATCCAAGTAAACTGGAAAGTATGACGGAAAATGGCATTGCCATGCGTGATGTTTTTGATATGGATTTATCGGAAACTATCCGTGGTGTAGATGCTCTTGTAAAAAATATGGGATTGACATCCGATGAAGCCTTTGACCTGATGGCAAAAGGTGCCCAGAATGGCCTGGATAAATCAGGAGAGCTGTCGGACAATATCGCAGAGTACAGCCAGCTCTGGGGACAGGCAGGGTTTTCTGCACAGGAGATGTTCGCCATCCTGGACAATGGCCTGGATTCAGGGGCGTATAACTTGGATAAAGTAAATGACTTCGTGAAGGAGTTTACTATTTCCCTGGCAGATGGACGTATCGAAGAAAATCTGAATTCTTTTTCAAGCGGTACGCAATCTTTGTTCTATCAATGGAAGAGCGGCAAGGCGACTGCGAAAGATGTTTTTTATTCTGTGATTCAGGACCTAAACAGTGCTACGAACCAGCAAGAAGCCCTTACACTTGCAAGTAATACATGGTCTGCGCTGGGAGAAGATAATGCTATGAAGGTGATCGCTTCCTTGGCGGAGACGAACACTGCTTATGATAATGTAAAAGGGACAATGGAGAGCATCAAGGATATCAAATACGATACCCTTGAATCCAGATTTCAACAGCTGGGAAAGAAATTCCAAACCCAGGTGGGAGTTCCAATCGCCGAGAAAGCCCTGCCTGCGATTGAGGAAGGCTTGGATGCGGTCATAGAGAATATGGATAA